ATCTCCTTCTTTATAACCATAATTTTCTTTATAATATGGTTGTAAATGAACAGGTGGGTAATACACAGTACCTGTATCTATGTTATATTTTTCTTTTAATATTGTTTGAAATTCTTTAGCTGTGTATTTTTTTAATAAAATAGGATACTTCCAATAACCATGAGTTATATATCCTGGTACATCAATTAATTCTATTTCATCCATACCTTGAAACGCATTTTTATATTTATCTGCTATTTCATTTCTACGTTCAATAAATGAATCTAATCTTTTTAATTGAGATAACCCTAATATAGCGCTAAGTGTAGGCATTCTCCAATTATAACCCATTTCAGTCATTAAGCCGTTTTTCTGACCATGATGTCTAACTTGTTTTACATAATCAGCTATTTCTTTATTATTTGTTGTTACCATTCCTCCTTCTCCTGTAGTTATTAATTTTGTAGGAAAGAATGAAAAACTACCTACATCCCCAATAGATCCTGCTTTGTAACCTTTTATACTAGCACCATGAGCGTGTGCAGCGTCTTCTAATAAAAATAAACCTTTTTCTTCACAGAATTTTTTAAGTTCAAACATGTAAGGAGGTACATAACCACAAGAAGCTACTATAATAACACCTGCTGTATAATTAGTTACTTTTCTTTTTATGTCTTCAAAATCAGCACATAAATTATTTGGATCCATGTCTACCATAACAGGTACACCACCAGCATATACAACTGCATTGGCTGATGCTACAAATGTATTTGTAGGTACTATTACTTCTTTATCTTTTATATTATAATATCTTAAAGGTGCTTCTATAGCTGAAGTACCTGAATTTACAGCTACAGCATATTTTGTACCTGTGTATTTTGCAAATTCTTCTTCAAATTTGTCTGTGTCAAAAGTTAAATTTCCTGTTTCTAAAGCAGTTTGAATGTCTTTTAATAAAGGGTTTATATCTTCTTGTGGGATGTAAGGTTTTGTATTTTTTACGTGCATATTAGTTGTTTTTATTATACCATTCTATGTAGCTTGGTAATGATTCTTTTAAGGTTTTAAATTCTATATCATATGATACTTTAACTTTATCGTTTGTAAAAATACCATAATTATTTGAGGGTAGTATAGCTTCTGATGATTCATGTTTTATTGTCATTTCTTTTATACCTAATTCATTAGCTATAATATTAATTAACGAATTTATAGTTAAAAATTCATCACTACATACAGTATAATCTTCTAAGTCATGCCAAGGTTTATCTGAAGTTATCATTAAAAGTATTAAATGTACAACATCCTCAGCAAATACTAGACTAATTAAATTTTCTCCATTACCCGCTATATGGATTGTTTCTTTATTTTGTAAACATTTTATGTAATGTCCTAAACGTGGATTATGATTACCTTCACCTACTATATACGTAGGTCTTAATATTTTATAATCTTTTAAATTAGAATTAGAAATTAATTTCTCTACTTCTGCTTTTTCAACTCCATAATTTCCATAAGCTTCCATTCCTAATAATTCATTATTTTCATCTATAGGCCAAACATCTGGGTCTTTATAAGCAGCTCCACTACTAATAAAAATATAAGGTATTTTAATATCTAAAAAAGATTCTATTAATTTAAATTGTCCTGGATTATATAAACACATATCCACAACACAGTCGAAATGTGGAAAATTAATTTGTTCTAAATCTTTTAAATTATTTCTATCTCCTTTAATAATAAGACATCCTTCAGGACCTGTTCCTTTTCTATTAAATACTGTAACTTCTTGATTTAATTTTAATAAAGATTCTGCTAATAATTTACCTACAAATCTGTTTCCTCCTATAATAAGAATAGTCATATTAATTATATTTTATATCGTAATGTTTTTTATATATATCATTTACTGTAGTAACAAATTTTGTCTCAGCAAAATGTTTTGTGTAGTTTTCTTGGCCTTGTTTTACACAATGATTATAAAAATCTTTATCATTTTTTAGTTTATGAGCTAATTCTTTTCCTTTTTTAAGATCAACATCATCTATAGATAAATCAGGAAAACATAAATTTTGTGTTTCTAATGCTTTTAAACCAATACAAGGCACACCTAAATAAGCACAATTTAAATTAAATGATCCTGCGCCCCCAGTTCCAAATTGAACAGCATATTTAAATTTAGATAATTCATGCATCCAATTTAACCATGTAATCCAAGGTAAATGATTAATACCTAAATCTTCTTCTCTAGCAGGTTTTCTACCTGAGGAAAGAGCAAAAATAGGTAAATTAAATTCTCTAGCTACTACATAAGAATCCATACCTCTATATATACTAACTAAATTACCACCTGATATTACTGCTTCTACTTGTGCATCATTTACTTTTATAAAATCTGAAATCATTACTGAGGGTAATTTTTCACATTCTTTATTAATAAGTCCATTATAATATTGTTGATCTATATTATTATGTACAAACATAAAGTCAACTTCCATTAAATTATTTAAATACCATATTTGAGCATCAACAGTATTATCTTGCCATAAATGATAATTACTTTCTTGCATTACAGAACATACCTTACATGTTCTTTGTAATTCTTCACCAACATTTAAATTTAAAAATGGTCCTTTATTTTTAGGTAAGATAGCTATTCCTAAATCATAACTATTATCTTCTACTTTTTGTATTAAAGATAATGGATAATGATCTGCTTCTAAAGCACAAACCCAAGCCATATCTGTTCTCATGTTAACGTTATTTCTAGGTACTTTTCCTTGATAACCTCCTTCTGTAAAAAATGCTACTTTCATATTATATTTTTGCTGTTGGGTCCCTCATTAAATAATAAGTCTAATATAGACATATAAGGGATAAAATCTTTAAATTGTTGGTTATATGTTGGGTGTACATATTCATTCCAAATTAATTCTATATTATTATCTTTAAATACATTTTCGTCTATATATCTTGATGCACCAGGACCATTACTAGTGATATAACGTGTAGTGTTAATTTTGTTAAGTAAATACATTATTTTATCTAATCCTCTTAAATCATTATATTGAAAAAATAATTTATTTAGCTCACATAATTCAGATGAGTATATAATTTTTGTATCTATATCTAAAAGTTTAAAAAACCATTTATTCATATCCATATTTAAATCAATTAATTTATCATATGTGTTTGTATAAAATTTTTCTAAATCAGGATAATATTTATTAAAATATTTAGTTTTACCATAGAAATTTTTAATACTATTCAAATGTTTTTCATTCCATCCATTATCTTTAATTTGAATTTCACTAAATTTTCTACGTTCACTTTTACCTATAACAGGTATAGTTAACCATGTTTTACCATTATTAGTTTTTATTTGATTTCTATTATGAAAATCCTTACCCATAGGATATTGTACATCGTCAAAAACAACATGAATATCACTTTGTGCTACTTTATTAAAAAAACCTAACCAAGGTAAATAATTTGGTTGGTGTATACTAACATTCATTTTATATTTTTGACTGATATATTATTCCTAAATAACTTTCTGCTAATTTTTCTTCATTAAATAAGCCTGTTTTTTGTTCAAATTCTACCATTTCTTTCCAATGATAAACTTTAAATAATGGTCCTGTAGGTATTATTTCAAATAATTTTGTATTAAGTAAATATTCTCCATATATTATAGCTTCTCTCATTTGAACATTATGCTGTAATTCTAAAATTGTCATGAAATCTTCTAAATTTATTGATTTTGGTCTAACTCCTTTTATTTTAACTTTTTCTGTACTAACTCTAGTAAGATAATTTTCTTCAAAGTGTTTCCAAACTTCACAACTCCATATATAAGGATTAGGGCCATAATCATACATTTTTTTATAAGGGCTTCCAAAAAGATTTCTATATGAATCTAGGGTTTCTTTGTAAGCTCCTTTTGAGAAATTACTATTAAAAAATAATTTTTTATATTGTGAAATTTCTTTATTTTCGTGTATTATAGTATAAGGAATATCATCTTTAGCCAAAAAATCACTTTTATAAAAATCTGTTATAAAATAAGCGTCAGAATCTAAACACACATAATTTTTAGTTATTTGTAGTTTATGTAAACTTGATTTGACTATTTGTTGAGATCTCCATCCATCTAAGTGAGAATGTTGTAATGTAACAATATCTTCATCTAAAATTATAATATAATTTTCTTTACCTAAAGTATCTTCAAATAATTGTTTATCTTGTTTAGGACAAGAAATATAAAAAGGGATATTATCCTTATTATATTTTTCAATAGATGATTTTAATTTTTTAACTCTTTGAACATCTCCCGCGTATGATTTACAATATAATATTATATCATGCATTTTTTAATAATTCTAAATCGTTGTCTACCATTTTTTTAACTAATTCACTAAAGTTTGTTTGTGGTACCCATTCCATTTCTAATTCTGCTAATGAGTAATCTCCTCGTAAAACATCTACTTCAGCAGGCCTCATAAATCGTGGATCTTGTTTAATGTATTTTGACCAATCTTTTATACCAACGTGATTAAAAGCTTCAGTCAAAAAATCTCTAATTGAATGTGTTTCACCAGTTGCTATTACGTAATCCTCGGGAGTTTCTTGTTGTAACATCATCCACATTGCTTCTACATAGTCTGGTGCATAACCCCAATCTCTTTTAGAATCTAAATTTCCTAACGTTATATGATCTGCTAATCCTAATTTAATTCTAGCAACACCATCTGATATTTTTCTTGTAACAAATTCGATTCCTCTTCTTTCTGATTCATGATTAAATAATATACCTGAGCAAGCAAACATATCGTATGACTCTCTATAATTTTTAGTAATCCAGTGTCCATATAATTTAGCTACACCATAAGGACTTCTTGGGTAAAAAGGTGTTGTTTCTTTAGCTGGATTTTCAACCATTCTTCCAAACATTTCAGAACTACTTGCTTGGTAAAATTTAATTTTAGGATTAAATTCACGAATAGCTTCTAATATTCTTAGTACACCTAATCCTGTTACATCACTTGTGTGTTCAGGTGTATTCCAACTTTCACCTACAAATGATTGAGCTGCTAAATTGTATACTTCATCTGGGTTGCTTTCTTTAAGACACCTTAATAATGAATTTTGATCTGTCATATCGCCATTTAAGATGGTTATTTCGTTTCTAATATGTTTTGTATTAACGTCATTAATACTTGATGAACGACGTTCCATTCCATATACTGTGTATCCTTTAGTTAATAGTAAGTCAGCTAAGTGACTACCATCCATTCCGTTAATTCCTGTTATGAGTGCTGTTTTATTCATGTTTAAAATCTTTATATTCGTAAAATTTGTTTGGTGAGTTGCTCGTTAATGTTTGTATGTTTGCATTTGATAATCTTCTAAATTCTTCAAAAGTATTAATTTTTTTACCTAAAGAATAAGGATTATCTTCATTCAACACATAAAGTCTTTTTTTAGGATGTCTACGAGCATGTACCTTTAAAAGATTTTTACACACAAATTGTATGTAATTTTTACCTAATAATTTACTAGACATAATAGATAATCCGTGATCATCATTGTATATTAAACATGAAGGTATATTTACTCCAAATTTAACTAAATCAGCTGATAATACAAGACATGATCCATCTATTTTTGGTTCATTAATGTAAGTAAAATTAAAGTCTTCTATTTCTGAATTTATCTTATTCATATCTTCAATAGACATTCTAGACTTTGCTTGGTTAGGATTTAAATGACTGTCAGGTCCATCTTCAAATACATGATCTATATATTTAGGATGTACTGTTGGGTCCCAACTAGGATCCCACATTTTTCTATCAGCAAAACATACAACATATCTGTGTATATTATTAGCATTAGTATATTCAGATAATGATTCAAGTGCTTGAAATGCTTCTTTAGGGAAAAAACTATCTGTTTCACCATGCATTATGTAATCTACTTTTTTACAATAATTGTAATTTAAATCTCTTCTATAATCTGCATGGAAGTAAAAATCATCTTCAGGTGTTACTATTCTTACTTTTACATTTGGAATATACACATGTCCCATTAATCGTGTTATACCATCATTAAACACTTGTTCTAATTTTTCTCTTGAAATTTTATCTGTGTCTATTTTTTCAATTTTTTCAGATACATTAAAACAAAAATCAAAATATACATTTTCTTTATTGTCTACTGTTTCCATTAAATTGATAAGTCCGTCAATATATTCTTTATATATTTCTATTTCATAAAACATCACATGACATCCTATAACATATTTATTTTTTAATTTAGTCATTTAATTTTCCGTATAAATGTTCGTAAGTTTTTTGCATCCAATAAGTTGCTGCTTTATAATCTTTATTATCAGGGATTGCATTATATTGATATACCCATCCTGTTTTAGTCATTGATAATTCTTCATCTAAAACCCCTTTACGATGCATATCATTCATGTTATATTCATAAGGTAATAATGTAATATCTACATTATTTGTATGTAACATAAAATTTAAAGGTGTTTGTTCTGTACCATTATGAAATGTTTGTTCTATTTGTTGTAATTTTTCTTTATTTTCCCAATAAAAATCAGTCATTGATTTTTCAAAATCTTTGTGTTTTTTATTAACAATCCAAAACCCACTATCAAAATATTGATCCCAAGGCATTTTAAAACCATTAAATAAATGATTAGAATAATTTTCTATACTTCTCATAACCCAATCCCAACTACCATCAATTTGAACCACAGTGTATTTATGATCAGTCATTTCAAAAAAGTTAGGGCAATCTGGATGTACTATAGTGTCTGCATCTACAGATAATATTTGATTATATTCTATATTATTAGCTTCCATAAGATCAAAAATATAATGTCTTTGAAAACATATAGGCATTTCTGTATTAGGGTAAAGTAAATCATTTAAGACAAATAATTCACAATTATGTTTTTCACACCATTGTCTCCAACTAGCT